TCACCTCGACCCTAACGATGACTTCTCTGTCTACGAAGACATGGACGTCACCATCCGCATCGGCGCTGGTACACCTAATGAACGTACCCAGCTCATCAAGGTTCCCTGCCCTGCTAACCAGTGGCGCTACTGGAACCGTCGTATGAATGGAGACAACTCATGAGTCGCGTACTTATCATCGGCGATACCCATTGCCCAGCGATGCACCCCGAGTACATCGAGTTCCTTCAGGAGATCCAAGAGTCATGGCAGACCGACTGTGTTGTACACATCGGTGACCTCATTGACTGGGCCTCCATCTCGTACCACCCCAAGGCTCCCTCGCTGAAGAACAGTGAAGCTGAGTTCGAGGCTGCGTACTCACAGGTGCAGGCTCTCTATGCTGCATTCCCTGAGGCTGACTGGATGATCGGTAACCATGACTCGCTCACCGAGCGACAGGCTACTGACCTCGGTCTTCCTCTCCAGGTGCTCAAGGGTTACGAAGAACTCTGGGGCCTCAACGGTTGGACTGCTCACCCTCGGTACAGCAACATCGTCATCGACGGTGTCATGTACCAGCACGGTGACCGAGGCAAGGGCGGTGCGTTCCCCGCACTGATGAATGCCAAGGTCGAGTTCATGTCATGCGTGCAGGGTCACTACCATGCAGCCGCTGGCGTGCAGTACATCGCCAACCAGAACGACCTCGTGTTCGGCCTTCAGGTCGGCTCGGGTGTTGATCACCACAAGGAAGCAATGGACTACGGCAAGAAGTATAGCCAGAAACCACTGCTTGGATGCGGCGTCGTGATCGACGGTCACACCGCACTCTATGAACCCATGCACCTCGGAGGTAAGTAATGCTAGAAGACCTTAATGAATACCTGACTGAGTCACAGATCCAGCAGCTCGTTGAAGAAGGCTACATTTCATAACCTCTTTCCCACTTTCAACTCTTACTTTACCCTCGCTTACTAATCGTTCTCTGAAAGGAACATTACACTATGTCTAAGAACCGCACTAAGTTTGTCACCTCACCCGTAGCTATCAAGTACTCGCACATCACGAAGCCCGACACGGCTTTCAATGGTAGCGACTACAAGGTGACCGTTGTCGCCAGTGATGAGCTGATCACTCAGCTCACCCAGCTCGCATCCAAGTGGGGCCACCAGCCTCGCTTCATCAAAGAGAAGGACGGCGAGAAGCTCGTCACCTTCAAGTCCAAGTTCATGCCCGACCGATTCACTAAGGACGGCGTCGAAGCCCGCGAAGATTCCTTCGCATGGGGTGGCGACACCATCGCAGTTGAAGTGGACGCAGTCGAGTACGACTACATGGGACAGGCTGGCATCTCACTCCGCATGTCTTCCGTCTGCTTGATCGAGCGTGATAACTCGTCAGGTAAGGCCGCATCGAAGGATCCCTTCGCGGCGTTCGGCGCCTCCAAGGTTAGCGAAGACAGCCAGCTCAGTGGCTCAGATGCTGTCGAGGCACCCGCCGTCCCCGAATTCAACGGAGACGACATGCCGTTCTAATCCGAAAGGATTGAACCATGGAGTGGACTTTCCACATTAACCCTACCGCTGCATCACGTGCCCGTGTCTCCTTCAAGGGAGGTCACGGATACTTTGTCGGGCCTTACAAGAGGTTCCGAGATGAGATGAAGGACATCGTTCCACAAGTCATTGGAGACCACCCCCCTTTCGAGGGGGACGTCTCGGTGACCGTGGAGTTTATGGCCAAGCGGCCCAAGACTACCAAGCTGTCATCACCTCGTGGTGATATCGATAATTACCTGAAGGCCATCTTCGATGCGCTGAACGGACTCGCATTCATCGACGATAAACAGATCGTCATCTGCCACGCTCGTAAGTCGTGGACCCCATCCCATGAGGATGAGGGTTACATTAAGGTCTCTATCAAGGAGGCTACACTATAACCTAAGGAATACATAATGTCCTATGAAGAGAACGACTCGGTTGTCATTGACCGAGAACCCTGCCCTAAGTGTCAAGCCAATGGCAACGACAACTCGGGTGACAACCTTGCTCGATATGATGATGGGCACGGCTACTGCTTTGCCTGTGGTAACTTCGAGAAGGGTGACGACGACTACGTCGCACCCGAGCGTGCTACACGGGACTTTAATCCTTACCGTGGTAAGTGCGTTGAGATTCCCTCACGCTGGATCGAAGACAAGACCGCCCGCCGATACGGCTATCAGGTTGCAACCTCGAACGGCAAAGAGTTTCACATCGCTAACTACTACAAGAACCAGCAGCTAGTCGCGCAGCACCTCCGAGGTGTGGACCCCAAGTCTTTCAAGTGGACAGGGTCACCCAAGGGCTGCGAACTCTTTGGCCAGAACCTCTGGTCCGAGGGTGGCAAGCGCCTCGTGATTACCGAAGGTGAGATCGACTGCCTCTCTGTCAACCAGCTTATGGGTGGCACGTGGCCTGTCGTATCCCTACCTAACGGCGTCCAGTCTGCCGAGAAGGACATCCGCAACAACATTGAGTTCGTCAATAGCTTCACCGAAGTTGTCATCATGTTTGACATGGATGACGCAGGTCAAGCAGCAGCGTCCAAGGTTGCAGGTATCCTCCCTCCCGGCAAGGCAAAGATTGCCAAGCTTCCTAACAAGGATGCTAATGACTGCCTCATCTCAGGTGAAGGTAAAGTCGTAGTGTCTGCTATCTGGCAGGCCAATGAGTTCAAGCCCGATGAGATCCTGCACGTCGGCAGCATCAAGGATGATGTCGAGCAGCGTGCGCAGGCAGTGTACCCATTCCCCTGGGACACACTGTCTGAGTTCCTCCTCGGGCAGCGCTCACATGAACTGACCCTGTGGACCTCGGGCACTGGCTCGGGTAAGTCCACCATTCTCAGAGAGCTGGCCTACCACCACCTGACCGAAGGACGATCAGTTGGTATGGTCATGCTCGAAGAGAGCCCCATTGAAACCAGAGACGACATGGTCTCGCTCATCATGAACAAGCCGGTGCGATCTATCCGTGCGGCTGCGATGATGAACAAGCTGCGTCTGTCTATGGGCAAGGAGGAGATCTCAGTGGAGACTGGGACCTTCGAGGAAGGTGAGTACGAGTCAGCCCTCGGGCAGCTCGCCGCCACTAAGCTGTACATCTATGACCACCTTGGTCAGAATGCTATGGCTAACATCTTGGCACGCATTGAGTACATGGCTACCGCTCTTGGTGTTGACGTGATCATCCTTGACCACATCACCGCCATGGCTGCCGGACTACTCGGTGCAGACAAGGACGTGCACGGAGGTAACTCCGAGCGTATCCTTATCGACACGGTCATGAAGGAACTCCGATCCATCTCCGTTCGTACTGGTGTCCACATTGACATCGTCAGTCAGCTCAAGAAGACTGACAAGGCGTACGAAGAAGGATCACGTATTACCCTTCAGGACCTTCGCGGTTCTGGTTCACTGTCCTCAGTGCCTAACACGGTCGTCTCGCTTGAGCGAAACCGACAGGCACCATCTGACAGGGACTCGAACACTACATTGGTCAGGGTTCTTAAGAACCGTATGACCGGACGTGCAGGTGCCGCTTGTGCCCTGTACTTTAACCGCGTCACGGGTAGGCTAGAGGAGACCGAATTCACCATGGGTGATGACGGTAAGCTCATGCTTGACCCTGGTGCATCACCCTCTAACATTGGAGATCCCTTTGCAGGTATCTAAACTGATCCTTATCATCCTCGCTGTGTGTGTGCCAGCCTGTACTTCCTCCACTAACTCTAACAACGATGACGTCATGCTCCAGGGCACTGACGCTATCAACCCTGCTGACTTCCAGCCCGGTACCCCGGCCATCGCACGATGGACCTCGATGCCCTTCGTGACTCACAACGAAGAGTTCCGGGTTGAGATCTCAGCGTACCACTCAAGTGGTATCTATGGTGTGCTCTTCTCATTCAATGGTAACATTGCATGGGTCACCGAGAAGACTGCTGACGAAGCAGGCTACTACGAGTACGCACTTAGCATCAAGGCGGGCAGCCTTGAGCCCGGCCAGTACGAAGTCACAGCAGTTGTCGTCCCTTACGACGGCCAGCAGCTGCGTCTCGAAGGCCGTGACTACAGCTACGAGAACCAGAAGAACGGGTACAACTCGTTCAGGTTCAACGTAGGCAGTGGTACCGCTTCCGGTATCTCAGCCGCTACCCGGACGGTGACCGTCGGCACTGGTGCTGACTACCCTACCGTCTCCGCAGCCGTCGCTGCCGAAGGCCGCCCTCTCACCCATGGTGGTACCATTCTTCTCACGGCAGAGGATCATGTCCTTGACATGCCTCGCCTCCTGAACGATGACTACCTCCTGACCATCGACGGTCAGGGTGCTGCATCTCTCTCAAACCCTAAGGGTCTCAAGCGAGGCTCACGTCAATCATCATACCGATTCGTCGGTCTTACA